CTATCGGACACACTAACGAGAATGGAGACTTCAAGTATTGTAAGATGATTGGTCAACGTGCTAGTGTCATTGTGAACCTACACCGTGACAAAGAGTCAGACGACATAGAAGAACGCAACACAACGTATCTCAAGATTGAGAAGAACCGTCCGTCATCCGAAGAGGGTATGGCAGGTAAACTCAAGTTCAACTACGATACGTTCACACTACGAGAGGTATATTAGTGCCAGTATTTGACATAGAAACAGATGGGCTGAACGCCACAAAGATACACGTGTTATCGTGGATGGGGGACGATGGAAATGTGCATCACACCCATGATTATGTAGCTATGCGTATATTCTTTGAGGAAGCAGACATCCTCATTGGTCACAACATTATCCGCTTTGACATCCCCCAAGTAGAAAAAGTATTAGGGGTCAAGATCAAGGCAAAGCTAGTGGATACCCTAGCCTTGTCGTGGTACCTGAACTTCAACCGTGGGTCACATGGCCTAGAGGGTTATGGTGTTGACTATGGTGTACCAAAGCCAGTTATCAAGGATTGGAATAGTCTTACACCAGAGGAATATGCCCACCGTTGTAATGAGGACGTTAAGATCAACTCACGACTATGGCGTGACTTAGACATCAAGCTAAACAAGCTGTACCCTGACAGTGGAAATAAGTGGAAGCTGATCGACTACCTGACGTTTAAGCTACAGTGTGCAGCAGAGCAAGAGGCCCTACGATGGAAATTAGACGTACCCAAAGCACAAGCCCACTTACAAGAGTGGGAAGCACTCAAGCAAGAGAAGACAGAGGCACTTGCCAATGTTATGCCGAAGGTCATCAACTACGCTGTACGGACAAGACCAAAGGTGTACCACAAACAGGACGGAAGTTTGTCTGCAAACGGTGCCAAGTGGGAACAACTCTGCAAAGACCACAAGGTCCCGACGAGTACCCAGAGCCTGAAAGTCAAGGTTGGTGAAGATCGTGCTAACCCTAGTTCTGTATCACAGGTAAAAGAGTGGTTGTTCATGCTAGGGTGGGAACCACGTACATTTAAGTTTATGAGGGAAGCAGATGGCTCCACAAGGAAACTGGAACAAATACGTAAAGACGGAGAACTCTGTTCCTCAGTACGTGAGTTGGTTGCACGAGAACCTGCTATTGGTTTGCTTGACGGCCTCACTGTTCTTTCTCATCGTATTGGAGTCATCAAGGGCTTACTTGACTCAGAAAACGAGGGATATGTGTGTGCAAGTGTGGCAGGACTTACGAACACATTCAGGTTCCGTCACGCCCGACCATGTGTCAACTTGCCAAGCGTTGATCGACAGTACGGTAAAGAAATAAGGGAATGCCTGACAGCACCAGAAGGTTACACTCTGTGTGGTGCCGATATGACATCATTAGAGGACACAACCAAACGTCACTACATGAAACCACTAGACCCTGATTATGTCGAGGAAATGTCTAAGGATGGGTTTGATCCACACCTTGACCTTGCCAAACACGCAGGTGTCGTCACACAAGATGACATCGACAAACACAACTCAGGTGAACGTAGCCTCAAGGCACTGCGTAAGAACTACAAGGTGGTGAACTACAGTGCGACTTATGGCGTAGGTAAGCAGACCCTAGCCAGAAACACAGGCATGTCTGAGAGCGAAGCACAGACGCTCCTAGACGCATTCTGGTCACGCAACTGGTCTGTAGAGAAAGTAAGTAAAGATGCAACCGTTAGAAATTTATTTGGTTCTGATTGGCTTTACAATCCTGTGTCTGGCTTCTGGCATTCACTGAGGTCAGATAAGGATAGGTTTAGTACCTTGAACCAATCTACAGGTGTCTACTGTTTCGATAGTTGGGTCATGTACTGTCGTGGCTTCCTATTAAAAACTATTGGGCAATTTCACGACGAGGTTATTGTCCTGACAGAAGAAGGAGAAGAGGAAAACACAAAGAGCAAAATGCAGTCTGCTATTGATTTACTCAATGAAGAGTTGCAGTTAAATGTCCCTCTTGGGATTGATGTACAATTCGGTAAAACGTATGCCGATGTACACTAAAATAAAAAGTTGTCAGTAGCTGAAAAAAGTTACTATATATATTTACCAGTGTTAGAAAAGGATACACAATATGGCAAGATACACACTCGACATGGTTCTAGAATATGCAAAAGTATTTCCTGAGAACGCAGACATGGGTAACCCTGATGGACCACAGTGGCAACAACAGATTGCCAAGAAGGGTGGTCAGTATGTAGTCAATGCATACTTTACTAGCCAAGAACAGATCGACAAACTTATGATGGATGGCTTCAAGGCCACAGTCATGGGTAACTCTCGTATCCAAGAGGGTAATGCAGACTTCGGTATTGGTAAGTACATGAAGATCAAACGTGGCGTAGCTGATGATGTACGTGACTGGATCGACCCAATTACTAAAGAGAACGTCAACCTAGGTGGCCCTGTCAAGGTCGTTGACCTACGGCAAGGAAAAGAAGAAGTTCGTAAGTGGTCATTCTCTGAGGATGGTGAATTAGGCAACGGTACACGGGCAAAGGTGCAGTTTGAAACCTATGCTGATGGCAATGGTGTACGGCTGAATGGTATTGCTGTAACTGAACTTATTGAACGTACAAGCGAACCGTCAGAAGATGATATGATTTTTGCGGCGGCAGGTTAATGCAAGTAGAAATTAGTTTTGTAATGGACAAAGATGAGGACGGGGTTACAGGCTCCGTCACCATCGAACGACAAGAGGTAGATAGCTTATATGATCTCCTACATCTATATCACGATGCTTGCCTCGCAGCAGGGTACACCTACGTGGAATCCATCGGTGCGCACAAAGAGGGTGGCGAAATGGCTTGGTCGAGTTTCTGATGGGATACGGAAAGGCTTTAATCGACGGTGATGTATTCGCCTATCGTGCAGCCTTTTCTACTCAAGATGAAAGCGAACGGGCTGCACGTGTAAAGACTGACGAGATACTGCAAATGAGTATAGAGTATGTATGTGGCTGGCCTTGGGACAGTGACGACTATCAAATCTATATCACATGTAGTGGACATCAGTTTAGACACGACATTGCCAAGTCACATGTTTACAAAGGTAATAGGTCCAAAAGAGAAAAGCCTAAACACCTTTCATTCATTCGTGACTATATGGTGTCAGATTGGCAAACGGTTGTCAGTGTGGAACAAGAAGCAGACGATTGTCTAGCGATACATGCTACAGAACTCGACCATGATTGTACTATCGTGTCAGTAGATAAGGATATGCTACAGGTTCCATGCTGGCATTACAACCCTGTTAAAGGTACGATGAATAAGGTTACCCCCGACGAGGGAATTAAGTTCTTCTATACCCAGATATTGACAGGGGACAGTGCTGACAACATCCACGGTCTACCACAAGTTGGCCCTAAGAAAGCTGAGAAGATACTCAAAGGGTCAACCACTGAGGAAGATTTGTGGGATACAGTCGTTAAGGCTTATGATGGCGATGTAGACCGTGTAGTGGAAAATGCTAGATTGCTCTGGCTACGACGATACGAAGGGGAAATATGGCAACCACCAGACAAGCGATAAAGCATGGCTATCGTTCTGGTCTAGAAGAGAGGGTATCAAAGGAATTAGAGGAAGCTGGTGTTAAGTATGAGTATGAGACACAGAAGATCAAGTATCGTGTCGAGGAAGACCGTACCTATACACCAGACTTCATCTTACCTAATGGTATCATAGTCGAAACTAAGGGCCGTTTTACAACAGCAGATAGAAAAAAGCATTTGCTAATTCAGAAACAGTACCCAAAGCATGACATCAGGTTTGTGTTCCAGAACTCTAGAGCAAAGTTATACAAGGGTGCAAAGACTACTTATGCACAGTGGTGTGACAAGCATGGGTTCCTGTACGCAGATAAGTCTATACCAGAGGAATGGCTATGAGTTTATCAGATTACATAGAAGCGTATGATACAATCGAACAAGAAGACGACATAGATAAACTGAAACATATGGCTAAGTTTATATTGATTGGTCGTGCTATGAATGACAGAAACCTATCTGAGGAAGAGGCTATAGCTTTAGCGGAGTATAGTTCTATAGATTTAGGTATGGCAGAAGAGGTAGTGATACACTGATGGGAAAAAGATCCGAATTTGTTAGGGTACCTAGGGACTACTACCCGACACCAGAAGAAGCTGTTAAGCCACTTATAGATCACTTACCACAAGGTGGTTTTAGTTTCGTAGAGCCTTGTGCAGGTGATGGTAGACTTGTCGATCATATCGAAAGGTTGACTGATTATGCAGGTAACTGTCAGTGGGCTTCTGATATAGAACCACAGAGAAAAGATGTAATGCAGTGGGACGCACTTGATGTACCACCACATGATGTACTTGATATTGACTATTGCATTACTAACCCACCGTGGGAACGAAACTTCCTACATAACTTCATAGACACTTGGATTGGCATCATGCCTACTTGGTTATTGTTTGATGCTGACTGGATGCACACAAAGCAATCATCGATTCTTATGACATATTGTTCTAAGATCGTAAGTGTAGGTAGGGTTAAGTGGATAGAAGGTTCTAAACACACAGGTAAAGATAACTGTGCATGGTATCTGTTTGATCGACACCACAGAGGTCCGACAGAGTTTTATGGAAGGTTGATAGAATGATCAGTAGAGAAGACATAGAAGCGTTTGAATACTTTAGTCAGACAGAAATGGAGATGAATGTATATCAAGCCGCAGCAGCACAGACAGCTATCTATAAGCATGAACATCAGGTTATCTATCCTGCACTAGGATTAGCAGCAGAGGCAGGTGAGGTAGCCAACAAGGTCAAGAAGATACTACGTGATGGTAAGTTTGATCGACAAGCTATTGCTGATGAAGTAGGTGACTGCTTATGGTATATTGCAGCACTCTGTCGTGACCTTAACGTCAGTATGTCAGACCTTGCTGCTGCTAACCTAAAGAAATTACAGGATCGCAAAGAACGTGGGGTCCTCAGTGGAAATGGAGACAAAAGGTGAAGATTAGGCGTTTTTACTTTACGAAAGAAAGTGGATGGTCTCGAAATGTCCGTAGAGATGACAAGAATGGGCCTTGGTGTCGTTATGAAGATGTAGAGAAACTACTGGAACGCATCGAAGAACTGGAAAAAGGAAAAACAGATGATTAAATGGTTTTGGCGATGGATGAACTACGTAGTAACGTGGCGTGAACATCGTCGAGTAATTAAAGAACTAAATGCACTAACAGACAAAGAACTAGCTGACATTGGCATTGCACGTGCCGATATTGACCGACTGGTCTGGCTAGGAGAAGATAAATCAATGCGTGGACGAGGAAACGAACAAGAATGAACAATATGCTCCCTACCCCCTATCAAAACTTTATTGCACTATCACGTTATGCCCGTTGGACTGGAGACAAGCGTGAAACTTGGTCAGAGACAGTTGACCGATACATTGACAATATTGTTAAACCATTAGCAGGTGACGACAGCTACATCAAAGATATACGTGATGCAATTTTGTCACTAGAGGTTATGCCCTCTATGCGATCTATGATGACCGCTGGACCAGCAGCAGCCCGTGACAATACCTGTATGTACAACTGTTCTTACGTAGCTGTAGACAAGCCTAAACGCTTTGACGAGGCTATGTTTATCCTGTTGTGTGGTACGGGGGTAGGGTTCAGTGTTGAACGACAGTATGTCCAGAAGCTACCAGAAGTACCAGAGAAGATATTCAAGTCTGATACAACTATTGTAGTAAAGGACAGTAAAGAAGGTTGGGCTAAAGCATATCGACAACTACTAGCATTGTTGTGGTCTGGTGAAATTCCTAAGTGGGACGTATCTAAAGTACGCCCAGCAGGTGCAAGACTAAAGACCTTTGGTGGTCGTGCATCAGGACCAGCACCTCTAGTAGACTTGTTCAACTTTACTGTCGAGAAGTTCTTGAATGCTACAGGCCGTAAGCTGACATCTATTGAGTGTCACGACATCATGTGTAAGATTGGCGAGATTGTTGTAGTAGGTGGTGTACGCCGTAGTGCTATGATTAGTTTATCTAACCTGTCAGACGACAAAATGCGTTATGCTAAATCTGGTCAGTGGTGGGAGAACTATGGACACCGTGCATTAGCTAACAACTCTGTCGCTTACACTGATAAGCCAGATGCAGAGACATTCATGCGTGAGTGGACAGCACTGATCGAAAGTAAGTCAGGTGAACGTG